GCTGACATTTTGCCTTTTGCAATATTTTTAGCGTGTCTAGCTTTAAAACTGCGTCGTTTTGACTTATCTGCGTCTGATTCTCCCTGTTTTGGTGGTTTTGTTTTCGCTCCCTGCATACCGAATCTAATTAATTTTATCTTGTCCCCTTCTTTAGCTAGTACAACATGAGACTTTGTAGGGTGTGATGGTGTTCTCTTAGGTTTGTTGAAACCAGCAAGTCCAAACCTTTTAAGTCTAGGGTCACTCATTTACCTTTTTTCCTCATTGCTAATCTATGCGCCTCTGTAAATGACATACCCTCTCTCATCTTACGCTTCATAAAATCCATGTGCGCTTTAGTATGGCCGTGAGTCCTTTGATGTTTGGCCAAAGTATTTTTTTGTCTAGTTGTTAGTTTCATTTTTTCTTTTTACTCATTAAATCTGCGTCAGCTTTTCTAGCACCACCTTTACCAGAAATAAAACTATTAACTCGACCCATTGCCCAAGCGTTCATAGGTACATTTCTTGAACCACTAGAAAGATATGCTCCTTGTCCTCTCCTATATACAGCCTTTAGCTGTGTTAGAGAGAATCTTGAATTTTTGGCTTTGGCTGTGAGCGTTTTCACAGTAGAAGCACTTAATGGTTTAGCGGGTGGTGCTTTTTTTCCGCCTTTTTTTCTTGGTGCCATCTTGTTTAGTCCTTGATTTTGATACAGCCTGAATATCTATAAACTCTCCCCTTTTGTAGGCAGCTGCTGTACGTTTAATCTCAGCTGCTTTAGCGTTTTTATTTTTTGCGCCAGTGAGATACTTTTTAGCTACACCAGTTTTTTTATCTTTTGCTACTTTTCTAAATTTACGTTTTTTCACTTCTTTTTAACTTTCTTAATTTTAGTTTTTTTAGATTTTTTTGGTGTGCCGTACATGGAAGAATTTGCAGCTGTTTTTATACTACTTCTTTTTACGTTTTTTTGCACTTGAGAATGCAATAGCTTGCGCTTGCTTTAAAGATTTACCTTCTTTAATTAACAAACGTATATTTGCAGAGATAGCTTTTTGTGATTTACTTTTTTTTAGTGGCATGACTATCCAAAGTATTTGTTTAAAAGATCAAAGTCCTCATCTTTTAACGCCAAGACATATAAACCTTCAATTAATTGTTCAAACTCTTTTTTTGTTTGACCAGTAGAATTTTGAATTAAATCGTATATTTGTTTCGGTACTCTTCTGTTTTTTGGGAACTTGTTAATAAGTTCTGCGGCTTCAAATGGCATCATAAATTTTTAAGTGATTGGTCTAAAGTTGCATCTACCCATTTATACAAGCGTGGTGCTTTCTCTTGCAACCCCTCTGGATTAAAAATATATTGAGTGAAAGCTTCAGCAAACTGTTCTAAATGGTTAGTTCGACTATAACCAGTTACATAAGTCATTCCTTTGTCTTTCACATATTGCCTACCTAAATTTAACGCACCAGATTGATAATGTACTTGGTGTCCCATCTCATGAACTAAAGTATCTAACCAATCAAAGGCTTTATCCATAGGTGTGCCATTATTCCATACTTCCGTAATTCCAGCCTCTTGGCCTTGTCTCCATCGTTCGTATTTATTACCTTTGAATTTAGAAAATTTAAAATTATTATCTAAAGTTTCTTTTGAAATTTTTTTCATTTTTTTTGCAGTCGTTACAGTTACCTTTTTTGCACTTGTAGTTAATTGCGTATGTACCATTCCATTACTGAAATTTGTAAACCCACTTGTGCCTCCAGTTGCGTTGGCAAAATAACTATTAACTACTTTTCTTTGAAAACTGGATTTGGGTAATTGATTTTTCTTCAATCTGTCAATACTATCATCTATTAAATCTTTTCTTGAGTTTAATCTCATGTTTCCGTAGCCATTCCAAATCTCTTGCATATCTTTTGTATTTTTAGGTAAATTACTTTTATCTAATTTATTAATATAATCAAATCTTTTAATTACTGTTTTATTAGATTCTTCATAAGCTTTTAAATTTTTTCCTGTTAAATATCTTTGCTGTAATTCAAAATAACTTCTTGTCTTTTCGTTACTCATATTGTACTGATGAACAATTTTTCCTTTTTTCATAAACTGTCTCATTCTCTTAACATTTCTTTCAGTCAAACCTCCTACTCTCTCTAAGCTATCCAGACTTTCCTCTGTAAACTCTTGAATACTGTTTATTTTGTTTTGTGCCAGCCACTTATCAACACCTTCAGTTGACATTGTAGGTGATGTTTTTACCTTAGTTACCTTAACTACTGATTCAGATACTTTTATATCAACAGTAGGTTTAGCATATAGTTTTTCTAATTTTTCTAATGGTATTGCAGTTCCATCATTCCTGATAATTTTTCTTAAAGCTGCATGGCCTGAACCTTCTCTTTTAGCAATCTTCTTAAAAATATTTACCTTACCTTCACTGCCTAAAGTTTTGATTTGTAGGTTTTTATCTTGTGAAAGTAACCAATCTCCATATTGAGTGCCTTGTGGAACTCTTCCAGTAGCACTTGGTCTACTAACTACCTTTCCCACTGGCGGCTCTGATAAATCTTCAAACCCTTTGCGCTTACTAAGACCTTCATAATCAACTATAGGTACAGTTGTAGATCTGCAGTTAAAATGTTGTGGTGGCGTTGGTCCCTTATTATATGCAAATTTCCTACCATCAAGACGTTTACAGATATTGCTAGTCTTGCTATCAAGCGTTGCAACATATTCATATTTAGGTGCGACTTTACTATTAGCTGCATATACAGCTTGTGAAGCCTGATTCTGCACTTGATTAACAGAGGTTCTAACAACTGTTTTGATTTGATGGGTTGCCAGTTTTGTCTGACCAGCAGCCTTTGCAGTATCTTCAAAATTTAATTTACCTACTAGTTTCCTTGCTATTTGCTGTGTTGATTCTCCACTAAAAACACCAGCCCTAATAGTCCTTGCCAATAATTCTTGATTTCTAGTTGCTATACCTCTAAAAGCTTTTTGTACTGTATCTCCATTAGGTAAAGTCATCATTGCACCTTGCCTAGCAGTTAGCTCAAATTTACCTGAACCAAACTTAATAAAGTCATCTTCAGTAAATTGTTTGCTTGTGAATATATTTATCTTGGTTGGATCTGTCTTAACAAAAGAGGCTGCATATCTTTGGCTTACTGCGACAGAATTAATTGGTATGTTGCCTGATTTAACTGCCTTTTGTAATTCTCTTTCAATAAATCCTGTTTGAAATTTTGCTAAACCCTCCATTTCTTTTATCATCATCTTGGTAGTTTCTTTTGACCACTTATCCATACTCGCTTTAGATTGTGCAATTATTGCTCTCAATCTTTTTTTTGTTTGTGGTGCTATAACCACACCAGCTGGTGCAGCTTGTTGTCTTAAATCTATTTTTACAAGTTGCTCTGCTGCATCAAATATTACCTGTACATAGTTTTCTACGAATTTATTAGATACAGCATTACTATATCTACCTACGTCTATAGTTTCCCTAAAAAATACCTCTGGAATGCTCATTTATCATTCTTCCTCTAGTTCCTCCTCTTCTGGTTCTTCAGGTGGCTCTGACTCTGTTAAACCTCCTGATTGTGTAGTTTCAATCTCTTCCTCTACGTCAAAATCATCACCTAGAATTTCACCAGCAGTTAATTGATTTAGTAAAGTTTCCTGACTAATTGTACCAGCTGTGAATAACTGTAAATAAGCCTGTATCTCTTGTGGTTCTAATCTTGCTGTTACAAAATCTCTATTAACAAAACTACTGCCAGCGTTTGATTCATTAAGATATTCACTGTGGAATTTGAGACAATTATCAATTAGATCTTGCATCTGTTGTGCCACTACCATCATGGTACTGTCATTTTGTGAACGGTCTATCCTTTTAGCCTCTGCAGTCTCGCCAACAAGTTTTTGACCAAGAACAGCAGCAAGTGACAAAGTATTTATCTGCTTTTCAATATCCTCTAATCTTTTGAACTGAGCATTATAACTATCTGCTGCTGGTGATACATATTCCATTCTTGATTCTGGGGGTAATGACAATGCTTCATTTGGTCCAGTAGTTATCTCATCACTATTTGGAAAACCATAAACAACTAAATTAGGAACTGCACTAATATGCAAAATATTATCTAAGTCTGATTGAATTTGATAATGCTTAAGATTTAACTCTGCTATGTCATATAAAGGACTACGTGATTCAAAATATCCAATACGATTAGAATATGCTACAGAAAAAGGAATCTTATCTTTAAGACTCATTTCACCATCTTCGAATAATTCAAATTTGCCAGTTTTGTCACTTTTTCTATGCAACTGATAAGTACCACGTTCTAAAACTCTAATTTGTGTAATATTTTTTTCTCCGTATAATCCATCAGGTTCTATTACGTTTTCTAAAAGTCGTACTTGAGTTAATTCTCTTACACCTTCAACAATCTCAGTGCGCCAACCTAAAATATCACTTGGTTTATAAGTTACCCAGTAGGGTCTAGCTTTAGAACCTTCTTTTGGTGCATCTACAAGTACCCCACAATGCCCATATGATATTACTGTTCTTGCAGTTTGATACAACCACACATTCAGATCATTTTGCTCTAAATCCACATCAAAAAGCTGCTCCCTGACTAAATCAGAAACATTATCAAGCCTTACTGGTTTTCTTACTAACATCCCTGCAAGCATTTTTTCTATCCTTTGCATATAAGGAACAACAGTACTTCTGTTTAATCTTGAGTCATAGCTTTCTGTACTTTCTCTTGGTTCTGGAAATAAATATTTTCTATGTTTACTTTTTATTTTATATGATCCTTCTTTTAAATCCTCTATTAGAGGCCAAAATACAGCCATACGTTGAAATGCTGCATTTGGAGAAGCTACTGTATTAGGTTTTATTGCTAATTGCTGATCGTAAATATTTAGTGAGCTATACACAGTTTTGCCTCAATAATACCATGTTCTTAATATATTCTAATTCCTGTAGGTTTGCCCGCTCTAGCAAACAATGGATTAAACTCTTTCCAAACTAAGTACCCCAATGCGTCTGCCATGTGGTCATAACCTGACTCTTTATCTGGTTCGCCTTTGTCATTATAACTTTGTAGTTCCATTGACTCTATTAGCTTTCTGCAACTGGCATAGATATGTAAACGTACTTCCCCTTTGCCGTTACATAAAAGAGCCTGTAAGGAAGAAACTCTGTCTCTGATTGGTGGGTTGCTGCGAGGCGACTGATTGCTGAACCCATACGACTCCAAAATGGCAATATCAGTTTGGCTGCTGTTTGTGCTTCTGTTCCCTCCACTGGCATCTGGATAAATATATATTTTATTGTAAGGATATCTAGCCTTAATTTCTTGCGCAAGCGCGTCTGTATCATGTGCTGCAACAATTTCATCAATTATAATTAATTTCTCAGCTAGTTTGATACCTACAACAGCACTCATATTTCCAATATTGAAATCCACACCAATTCTTAAAGGCTCCATTTTATAATCTGGCAACTCACTTATCACATTATTTTTTCTTATAAATCTGTCATATACTTGCCCAGTTGTGAGGTTGGTAAACTCACCGTTAAGGTAAGCCTGCAACATGCTGGAATCATAGTTTGCTTGCATACGTTCAATAAAATCATCTGGCAAATGTGGGTTATCTTGCGTCCTCATCCGTATCAGTTTGCGGTCTGTTCTTTCTTGCGCAGCTTCTGATCCAAATGTATTCCACATCCACCTAAAGCCTTCTGGAGTGCTTGCTGCACAGAACTGTCTAACATTACCAGCCCTTAACCTTCCTAAAATCTTTGGAAATGCTCTATCACACACAGATGGTGATACTGTGTCTATTTCATCTGCTAACACAAAGGCTAGATTCAAACCTACTATGCGTGACCAATTTTCAAAACTTCTACATAGTATTTTTGTATCGCCTTCAGGTAAATGTAAAATATATTCAGGTAATGGACTAGCTCTGAATGTATATGGTATTTCGTAATGCTCTAAAAACTGTTCAAAATCATTTTGCCATATATCTCTAATTAATGGACCCGTTGGCTCCATAACTGCACCTGTAAAGCCGACATTAAGAGCAGCTAATTTAACACAGACTGCACATAATGCTCTAGTCTTGCCTGCACCATAGCCAGCTGATAGTCCAAGTATTTCAGTATTGCTATTATCAAAAAACTCTCTTTGTGGTTCGTGAAGATCATTTCTAATATTTGTTAAAAGCTGTTCTATGTCTATTGAAATACCACTACTGCCTGCTCTGTCTAATACTGAACCTTCTCTAGTAAGAATGCTCATGACATAACTTGTCCAATCTTTGCCATAGAGTTAATACAGCCTAAAGCTACGTTTAATTGATTACTGTTTCTAGCTTCTTTTTGTAGTGTTGAAAGTTGCGCTAATAAGTCCGCGGTAAACTGCCTTCTGTCAATATCAAAATCTTTCTTTAAAACTATACGAGCATCTTGTAAATATTGTTCTGTTTGTCTAAGCTTAAGT